TTGGCAGCGGAAGCAAACAGCAGCAAAGGCAGCTGTTGAAGCTAGCGGTCAGACGATTGACATCAACGGTTCAACGTACATTCGATTGAGTGAGCTTCCTATTGAACTTCAAGAAGTCATCATCGTGTCGCTGCTTGTCGGTGACCCAGCTATTACGTACCAGCGCTTGTGCGACAAGATTGAGCAGCTGTGGGCACATGCTACGCAGGCCCGCGATGCAGCCCAGAAGGTGAAAGAACAGGCAACAGCATAGCTTAATTGCTGCCATATCTATGACACGATGACCTCACCGACAATTCACGGGTCCAAGGTAAGGTTGGTCACTGAAGATGCTTTTGGGACGCCTCCTGCCGCACGTGGAAGCATGATGAATGTTGCTGGGAAGACTGATGACGAGCTAAAGCCTGGCGAGGAGCTGCTGGTCGATGATGGCGAGGCCATGGGCCCGACTGAAGGCGATGGCGACTATGGCAATGACAAGGTGATGAATGGACCCGTCTACCCTGAGGGCCCAAGCACTTATCCTGAGTCGCGGGTACTGATGAGATTGGGCGACCTGAGAAGCATCTTATCAGAAGTCATCAAAAAGTCGGGCAGCAAGTACGTCCTCTATGCGAAGCACAAGAAGGGCGGAAAGCGCCGCAAGCTGGGCACTCACAGCAGCAAGGCCTCGGCTGAGAGGCAGGAGCGCGCCATCCACGCAAACGGTGGATGAATTCAGACGAGAGAAGTCTCCATAGTTAGAAGGAGACCCTGATGCCGAACTTTGTCCAGACGCTGCACCCGACGCCGTTCGGTTTTTTTGATGATGACGCTGTCTTTCAAGCCGAAGCTGACAGCATGGTCTCCTTCGTCAAGCGCAAGCTGGGAGACGATGTCCTCAGCGTGGAGCTGACATCCAAGATGATTTGGGCCTCCCTTGAGGAAGCGTGCCTAGAGTACGCTCGCAAGGTCCAAGAGCTGAAAATTGTCAGCGAGCTGGCCAACGTCCTCGGCCAGCCGACGGGCTCGACAGACCTGACCAACCGCTATCCGCAGCAGTCGCTCGACTTTTTGTTGCGATTGTCAGACGCATATGCATACGCTGCAGGCGTCGGCGGCAGCTTCAATGCGACCCTGGGATTCATCAACCTGAAGCCGGGAGTGCAGGACTACGACATCTACCAGGACACTTGGTTGGCTGACAACACAGGCGTTCGTGTCATTGACAGCCTGCCGACAGGCAGCCGCGGCAAGCTTCGTGTCATTGAGGTCTTTCACTTTGAGCCCTTAGCGGCCCAGTCGTTCCTTCTCAATGCCTCGAACATCACCAATTTCTTGGCAACGAATTTCAACTATGAGAGCTATGTCAACAGCACTGTCTTTTATGTGTTGCCTGTTTTTGAGGATGTCCTCCGCCGCGGAATGCTGAAAGAAGCCTTCCGAGTCCGCCGCAGCAATTACAGCTATCAAATCTTGGGAAGCAAGCTACGTATTTTCCCAATTCCAGTGACAGACATTGACATCGGCCCCTGCGGCGGGCGCATGTACATCAAGGTTGGCCCTCCCATCAACATTTTGGACCCAGACTTTACTGATGACAGCATCTATGGCATCAGCGGTCCAGAAAACGTGCCTTTCAGCATCCTACCGTACAGCACAATCACCCAGCCCGGGAGGCAGTGGATTAGGCAGTACTGTTTAGCACTGTGTCGCGAGGTCTTGGGCCTAGTCAGGTCAAAGTTTCAGACGATTCCAATTCCAAATGCTGACCTGCAATTGAACGGCGAGAACCTCATCACTCAGGCGCGCGAGGACAAGGACAAGCTGATGACGCAGCTCAGTGAATTTTTGGATAAACTGACCAATCAAGCTCTGATGGAACAACAGGTCTCCATTGCAGAGAACATGCAAAAACAACTACGTCTAATCCCTATGCCCTCGGGCAAAGCCATCGTTTTCGGTTGAAAGGTAGATTATGAGTCGACTTTTCATTACCGCGCGGGAGATGAACTTTATCAGTGATATAACTAAAGAATTAATCAAAGATGTCTGTGGGCAAAAAGTCTTCTATTACCCCATCAGCGAAAACAAGACGCAGGTGGATGATGTCTATAATGAGGCTGTCCGAAAGGTCTTTGATGCACCAATCATCCTAGATGCTCTCGTTGACAGCAACTTTCAATCAGACACCAAGATTGACATGCACGGTGTTGACCCTCAGTTCAAGATTGAAGTCTTTTTGCAGTACCGCGACTTGGTTGACAAGGGCATCACTCCCGCCATCGGTGACTTTTTCTCCTTCAGTGATGTCCTGTATGAGGTCGCAGAGCGTGTTAACATGCGCAACATCTACGGACAAGCTGAACACAAGGACGGCGTCAAGTTGATTGGGACAAAGGCACGCCAGACGCAGTTCAACACGCCAATCATCGGTCCGACAGACATTGCAAGGCCTGAAACCGATGCTGTTCAGACGACTTTCTACCAGCAGCGAGGCCAAGTTGTCAATGGAGACGGCGTCACTGGTGACGTTCGTGACCTGCAGAAGCCAACAGTCCTTGATGTTCCAATCACAGGTGCCAAGGAAGTCTCACCTCGGGGCGACCAGGCTAGTTCGGGTGCTAGCGCCTTTTATGACGAATCGGATGACGCATGACAACCCGGTACACAGCTGAATCCAAGTCACGTTTTGGAACGCCTGGCCTTCCGTCTGGATACCAAGGCAAGTCGTCGCCAGACATTGTCATCCCTTCGGTGGGCATTGAGGACGTAGACAAGGCTCTGTTCGCCTTGCTCAACGAAGAAATTCCTCTCATTGTGACGGGCCAGGACACCGATGCCAAGCGGGTGCCAGTCATCTTTGCCGCAGGTGAAAAGTGGGCCCTTAACAAGCGGATGCGCGTTCTAAAAGACCGCAATGGGTCGCTTATCTTGCCTCTGTGCACTGCCGTCAGGACGTCAATAGTCCAGGACCCGACGCTTGACATCACTGGGCGTGGTATCAACCAGCAGACTGGTGAGATTGTCATCCACCGTCGCCTGGACAAATCCGACAGGGCATACCAGACACTCATCAATCGTTTGCTGCTCAAGCACCAGTCAAACCTAGCCGTAAAGCCCGGCCAAGGCGACGCGGGACAGCTAACAACGCTACGTGACATCGGCGACCTATCTGACGACCCTATCGTGCAGCAAGGAGGCCTGCTGCTGCCTGACAGGCGAAACAATGTATTTGAGACAATCGTGGTCCCTGCGCCACAGTTTTTTACAGCCAAGTACGATGTGACTCTCTGGACGCAGTACACTTCACACATGAACCAACTTCTAGAAGCGATGATTGCTTCACAGCTGCCTCAGGGTCAGTGCTGGCGGCTGGACACTCCCAAAGGATATTGGTTCTTGGCCAACATTGATAGCTCTGGCATGGAATCTGATTCTAACGCGGATGATTATGCTCAAAGTGAGCGCTTGATTCGATACAAGTTTGTCATCAACGTGCCAGGCTATATTTTGGCATCATCTGCACCGGGCGCTCCAGTGCCAATCAAGCGCTATGTGTCAACGCCATCTATTTCATTTTCAGTTGGCGTTGATGACGGCGTGTTTGCAGAGCCTGTTGGCGAGGATACGCCATTTTTGGGCGCAGATGACCCGACGCTGCCGCTTGAACATGAATCTCAAGGAGCACGACCTCCGCGCCGTGATGCTCGAAATCGAACTGACACGCGTCTGCTTCCACCAAATTCTTTGACAAATCCTGACGACCCTGCTTTAAAATCTTTGCCGCGAGGAACGAAGCCACAACAGGTTGTCAAGGTTCGTGGTGTTGATAAAAATGGTCGATTGACGACCAGGGTTTACAAAGTTGGGGGGACTACGAATTCTCAGGGTGAAACGGTGCTGGCCTCTGACGCTAACCTGGGTGGATTGTCTATCATCGTCGCTGACAATTGACCGTTAACGGTCTTTCAAACCTGCGTCGAATAGTTAAGTGATAGCGAAACGTCACCGCTAGAGGAGCACCGTAATGCCCGAACAGACTTTTCAGTCACCTAATTTCTACGATAGGGAAATCGACCAATCGGCACCTGCACCACAGGGCCCAGTTGGCGTCCCCGCGGGTGTCATCGGCACTGCAAATCGCGGTCCCGCTTTTGTTCCCATCACCGTCGGAAATTTCGACCAATTTACTGCAACGTTTGGAAATCTTGACCCTAAGCGCTTTGGGCCATATGCTGCAAAGGCATTTCTTGACAATCGGCAAGCCTTGACGTTCATGCGCATCCTTGGCGCGGGCGCCAATGCTTCTGCGGGCGACGTGCTCAACACTCAGGTCACAGGTGAGGTCCTCAACGCAGGTTT